TACTTCTACGGATTGCCAAAACAAACCATCGACCAAAATAGCAACGTAAATATTAATAGCTTTGAATTAAAAGATATTATTAAATTTAAAGAGTGATAACTCTAAACAATAAATACAAACCTTTATTCGAGAATGATACTCGTTACTTTATAGTTACCGGAGGTCGTGGTTCAAGTAAATCATTCGGGGTTGGTACTTTTACCAACCTTTTATCATTTGAGCAAGGCCATAAAATATTATTTACTCGTCAGACAATGACAAGTGCGCACCTTTCAATTATACCGGAGTTCCAAGAAAAGATTGATTTGATGCAGCTCAATGAATTATTTGAGGTCACCAAATCCGAAATAAAGAATAAGCAATCAAATAGCGAAATAATATTCAAAGGGATAAGAACATCAAGCGGAGATCAAACTGCAAACCTTAAATCGCTCCAGGGAGTTACAACATGGGTACTCGATGAAGCGGAAGAACTAACTGATGAAAGCACCTTTGACAAAATCAATTTATCCATCCGGCAAAAGGGTAAACAGAACAGAGTCATTTTAATTCTCAACCCAAGCACAAAAGAACATTGGATTTATAAAAAGTTCTTTGAAGAGCGTGGAGTTCAAGAAGGATTCAACGGAATTAAAGACGATGTAACGTACATACATACGACCTACGAGGATAACCTCGATAACCTGGATCAATCTTTTATAAATGAAATACTGCGCATAAAAGAAAACAATCCGCAAAAGTATAAACACCAAATACTCGGCGGATGGCTTAACAAAGCGGAGGGAGTTGTTTTTAATAATTGGCGAATTGATAACTTTGAAGAAGTAGGAACGGTTATATTCGGACAGGATTTCGGATTTAGTATTGATCCAACAACGCTAATAAAAGTATCAATTGATAAAGCCAAAAAGCGCATCTATGCAAAGGAATATTTATACAAGGCCTCATTAACCACAAGCGATATTTATCACGAAAATTTGCGCTATTGCAATAAGTCTTTAATCGTAGCCGATAGCGCAGAGCCAAGACTTATTCAGGAATTAAAGAGCAGGGGTTTAAATATAAAAGGAATTAAAAAGCCAACGATAATTGAACGTATTGCCTTGGTGCAAGATTATGAATTGATAGTTGACAGCGAAAGCTCCAATCTAATTAAAGAATTGAATAATTACGTTTGGCACGATAAGAAAAGCCAAACACCTATTGACGATTACAATCACTTACTTGATGCGCTTGGATATGCTGTTTGGGATTTAATCGGTAACTCTCGCAAATCAATATCTGATTTTAGATAAAATCAAAACGCTTTTTTGTCGTTATATTGGTATGAAGATAAACATACCAACAACATTACAGGATATTACACTAAATCAATTTGTCGAGTTTCAAAACTCCGAGCAAACTAATCAGGATTTAGTGTCAATCTTTTGCGAGATTGAAAACACAAACCTATTGCAGTTAAAAGACTTTCAAGAGATAACTGAAATAGTTAATAAGACTTTAACCATTGATCCTAATTTTCATCGCAGATTTGTTTACAAAGGTGTTCACTATGGATTCATCCCAAAGTTAGATAACCTTTCAACTGCTGAATATATCGATTTGGAGATGTATATGGCCAAGCCTGAAACGTTTTACAAAGCGATGTCAATATTATATCGCCCTGTTGTAAAGTTTAAGCGTAATTGGTTTAAAAGAACAGAGCCATTTTATGATATTGCTCCTTATACCGGCACTCATGAATTATTTAAAGATGCTCCAAGTGAGTATTATTTTGGTGCGTGTGCTTTTTTTTTCGCTTTACTGAAAGACTTAGGAAATTACACAGTGGATTATTCGATGTCTATTTTGAAAAAGAGCAAACAAGGGAGAGCTTATTTAACGCAAAGTGGGGTTGGTACGTTAGCATTCGAGCTTTAGCAGAATTAAACCACAAAGAAGAAGAAGAAGTATTGGAATATCCAATTACAAAAACGTTAAGAATATTGGAATTTGAAAAGGAAAAGTCAGAGTGCGCAATTGAAATGATTAAAAAGCAAAACAAATGAGAGGATTTTATTTAACGATTGAACTATTAAAAGACTTACTTGAAGAGGATGTTAATGTTCATACTATTGTGCATGGGTTGAAGTCTGGAATGGATATAAATAAAAAAAATGTATTCCCTTTGGCGCATTTGCAAGTTACATCCTCAACTGCTGACAATCAATTTATATCTTTTACGTTTGAGGTTGCTGTGGTTGATTTAAGAAATATAAGTAAAAAGATAGTAACTGATAAATGGTTACAAAATGATAACGAGTTGGATAATCTTAACACCTGCCATGCTGTTTTAAATAGATTGGTTACAAAGTTAAGACTTCAAAATAATGCTGATAAGATTGAATTGAATAACATACCTACATTAACACCTATCATATTTGAAGATATGAACTTGTTGGATGGATGGCGAACTGAATTGGAACTGATAATTCCAAACAACGAGATTAATGTCTGTCAGTAAAAAAAATACAGAAATAGCATTGAAGCAATTTATTAATGAGGTTGTTTCAAAGGCACGTACAAATTTAGCACGTAAGGGCAAAAATGCGAGTGGCAATTTATCGAAGTCAATTAGTGGTGATTACAAAGTAAGTCCTAACAGCTTTGAGATTTCATTTTCTATGGAAGATTATGGAACGTTTCAAGACTTGGGAGTAAAGGGTGCAAGGTCAAGCAGTAAAGCACCAAACAGTCCGTACAAATTTGGCACAGGAACAGCTCCAAAAGGAATGTTTAAAACCGCTATTAATGCATGGGTAATTAGAAAAGGAATAGCACCGAGAGCAAATGGCAAGTTTGCAAGTAGATCACAAATGCTTTTCAATATTCGCAGGTCGATATTCAATACAGGTATAAGGCCAAGTTTATTTTTTACTGATGCCTTTGCAGTTGGATTTAAAGGATTGGATAATACAATATTAGAAGCATACGGATTAGATGTTGAAACGTTTTTAAAATTTACTTTAGAAGATGGCAAAAAGAATTAAAATAGAATTTGTAAACAATCCTTCATCAGGAACAAACATAGGGTTTCAAGTTACTTATGGAGCAAATAGCAACTTTAAAGGCGCTACTTTAGGCATCTCTGTAAGTATAGGATTAAATAAGGAAGCTACTGCATTGAATTTATATAATTGGTATTTATTACCTGGGCAATTTCCTGCTTGGCAAACGGCAATACAAACAATAACATTAACAAGTAATATTATATATTTTGATTTTGATGTAGTAGATGAATCAATCTTATCATTCCCAATTCTTGATTCATCGAGTGCTGATGTATTAATTAATGAAATAGTGCCACCTATTGAAGAGCCTTTAAGAATAGCTTTAGCACGTTCAACTTATTCTTTAAGAATTACCCCATCTGAATTATATGACACAGCAGAATTAGGGTTGTTTATATGGCAAGGGGATATAAATAACGTTCCTATTGTTGCAAGTTATAACCTATCAAAGCAAGTTGTTCAATTAGGGCAAACAACGATAAATTTTGATATTAATAATTTAATAAAAGAATTTACTCAAGGCGATATTTCAAATTATTTGCTTTCGGGAGTGCAACCATCTAATTATAATGCGAGTGCTTGGGTTTATTATTATGTGGCTTGTTATAATAATAATGATAACATATACGAAACATCAGGAACTTTATTAGGTGTATATGGCTATGGTTATTTTAACGAGGGTTTCAATCCTCAATTATCAAGTAAGGTTTTAATATCAAATAACAATCAAAGACATTTCAGAGATAACGATAATAGGCTTTATTTTATAACTGATGGTTTGACATCTTTGGAAGTTAATGGCGATGCAATTACTATTACTGCCAATTTGGATTTTAATACAGAGTACATTCAAAGTATCAATTTAAAAGACTACGATACTGACGATGCTATAATTTGTGAGTTTGTTTATGAGGATGAAACACGCACAATAACTTACGATGTTTTAGATGGCTGTATTTATCCGGTTATCAATTGCGTTTTTATAAATAAGTTCGGATTTCCACAATCATTTTTTCTTACGTTAGTAAACAAAATAACAGATGAAGTTGATAGTGAAGATTACAGAGGGTTGACTTCTAACTTTGGTATTTACAATACAGCGGATCATCAATACAGCAACTTTAATTTAAACGGAAGAAGTGAAATCGTTTGTAATACTGATTATCTAAATGAAGAAGAAAACGAGAATATAAAGCAAATGATATTGTCAGAGAAAATATGGTTTATTGAAGATGGCGAAATACTTCCGGTAAATTTGGAAAGCAAATCGGTAGCCTATAAAACGCAATTAAACGACAAGCTAATACAATACTCGTTTAACTTTAAATATTCATTTGACATTATAAATAACGTACAATGATAGGAACTAACCTATACATATTAGATATAAATAACCCCGATAATTTTATAAAGGTTGATTTATTCAAGGATGAAAACTTTGAGTTAAATTCAAGCGTTACAAATATAAACGATATTTCAAAGACGTTCAGCGATTTTAGTCAGAGTTTTACAGTTCCGGCAAGTGATACAAATAATAGAATATTTCAACACTATTATAACTCCGATGTTGATGGAAGTTTTAACCCTAACATTCGTGTAAGCTCATTGATTGAAATTGGAAGTTTACCTTTTAGATTTGGTTTAATTCAGTTGGAAGATGTAAAGCTAAAAAACGCTCAACCTTCAAGTTATACAATTCGATTCTTTTCAAAAGTAGTAAACCTATCCGATAAATTTGGAGATGATGAATTGACATCTTTAGACTTGTCAGAGTTTGACCATGAGTTTAGCAGAGGTGTTGTTTTCAATGCAACGCAAGATGAAAGTATAAATAATGGTAATGTTTATTATCCATTAATTTCAAGCGTTAGAAACTTTCAAATCGGAACATCAAATACTGATGATATTACTGATCCATTAGGAGCAATAAAATTTACTGATTTAAAACCTGCTATTAGAGTAATTCGTATAATAGAAGCCATAGAGAATAAATATAATATTACATTTGATAGGGAGTTTTTAAATCGTGCTGCCTTTGGTAATTTGTTTATGTGGTTGCATTCTTATTCAGAACAAATAAAAGTCACTTCAACATCATTAGGTATAGATTTTACAAGTTTTAATCTATTAGTAGCAAATTGGAGTGTTCCAAGTCCTGAAATTAATATTACTACTAATTCTGTTTCAATAGATTGGGAGAATAATTTTTCTACTTATAATATATTTCCATCTGCTAAAAAAGCAAGTTTTTCTATATTTATATATACAACATCTTCTTATCCTTATAATTTAGAGATTTATGATAATGGTGTTTTATATTATACTTATCCTAATTTATTTCAAGATACACAAACTTTAATATATTCAGGTAAAGAATCAGATGATCCTTCAAATCATTTATTTACATTTAAAGTTTCAAGCATTGGAGGTAATTTAACTTTTTCATCTGTTTTATATTATCAAGGTTTAATATATTATCCTCCTTTTTCCCCTGGCGAAACATTTGCTATAAGATATATGTCAGCAAGTTCAGCAAGTCAAACAACATCTAATTCAATTTTAAAAATATCTGAACAAATACCAAAGTTAAAGGTTAGAGATTTTATTACTTCAATAATCAAAATGTTCAATTTGGTTTTAACACCAATCTCAAACAATAGCTTTTCATTCATTCCATTAGACGATTGGTATAGTAAGGGTAAGTTAGTTGATATTACAAAATACATAGACACGAAAGATATTACAATTAAAAAACCGAGGTTGTTTAAACGAATAAACTTTAAACATCAAAAGTCAAAGCAAATATTAAATGAGCGATTTAGAGAAAACAACGGACTTGATTTAGGTTATGGTGATTTGGCTACTACCTACGATATTGATGGTACTGAGTTAAAAGTTGAAACGCAGTTCGATAACTTAATGTTTGAAAGATTGATTGATAGAAGTAATGATGATGTTACAAACGTGCAAGTTGGTAAATCGATTGATAAAAATCTTAAACCTTACATTGGTAAGCCTTATTTGTTTTATAGATCCGGTTATCAGTTTTATGATTTACCAATTAAGGCTGCTGAACATTCTGATTTAGATTATACATGGTTTACTTCAACTGAAAATGATAGTTTTTTAGACCAAGTTACTCAATCGGTAAACTTTTCTGCGGATGTAAGTACATTTTTATACTCTGAAATAAATAAAAATTTATTCAGCAACTATTGGCAAGACTATATTTCAGACTTATATTCAACTAAAAGACGATTAGGTAATTACAGAGCGCAGTTGCCAATAGGTAAAATCATTGATATTAACCTAAATGATAGGATACAAATAAGCGATAAGGCTTATGTTATCAACTCAATGAAGTCTAATCTTACTACAGGAGAGGTAAATTATGAACTTTTAAACTATATCGGTGCGCCTTTTAAGAGTGTAAACTCAATTATACCGATTACAGTTGATACTATTGAGTACTCGGTTGATACAACTGATATAAGCGCTGATGCTACTTACTACTATTTACCACAATATTCACCATTTGAAAACAGCATTCAATACACAGAATTAACTGCCACAAGTGGAGCGCAAAACTATGATTTAAAAATACTTGCAAATAGTCCTTATGTAGTTACAAAAGTAGATACAGGCGATGGTGTTGGATGGGTTGATTTAGAAAATACTTTCGGAAATACGAGTGCTTACCTTTTAATTAAAGTTTCAGAATACACAAGTGCAATAACAAACCCAACAGATGTTAGAACTATGGATTTAGAAGTGGTTATAGGGATTGACACTTTTACATTAACAATAACACAAACACGATGATAAGCAATTTAGTAGAATTATTAAATACAATGGAATATTATAACGGTAGCGAAAATATAGAATTTGCAAAAGGTGCTTATCGTTGCCCGAGAACTTTTAAAGAAACAATTAAACAGTATAAGAGATGGCTATTAAGAAAACGATAGAGATAGATGTTGATGTAGTTCGTGCTAATGGCGGACTTGAAAACTTCACGCAAAATTTTAAGCAAAGTGAGGAAGCTGCCAAATCTTTACGCACACAATTACGAGAGGCTCAAGCGGATGTAGCAGCCTTATCTGATAAGTTTGGAGCAACTTCAAGAGAAGCGGTTGAAGCTGCTAAAAGAGCCGCAGAATTAAAAGATAAAATAGGTGATGCCAAAAATCTTACAGATGCATTTAACCCTGATGCAAAATTCAAAGCATTAAGCGGAGCGTTAACAGGTGTTGCAGGTGGTTTTAGTGTTGTTACCGGATTAATGGGAACACTTGGAACGGAAAGCAAAGAAGTAGAAGGAGCGATTTTAAAAGTTCAATCTGCCATGGCCATAGCAAGTGGCGCACAAGCCATTGGTGAAAGTATAGATTCATTTAAACAACTTGGAGCAGTAGTTAAATCTTTTACAATTGTTCAAAGAATTAGTGCTGCCGCTCAATTAATTTGGAATGCTGCTATGGCTGCCAATCCAATAGGTGCAATCGTGGCTGTTGTTGCTGCTTTAATTGCTGCGGGTTATGCTTTAGTAAAAATGTTTATTGCAAGTTCTGAAGCCACTCAAAAAGCAGAGGCGGCTAACAAGGCATTAAACAAAGAATTAGATACACAAGTAAAAAACCAAAAGTTAGCCACGCAAGAATCAGATTTGTCGAGAGATGCGCAGTTGAAAATGGCAAAGGCGTCCGGTCAAAGTTCGGCAGAAATTAGAAAACTATCTCTTGAATTAGCAAATCAAGTAGTAGCGCAAAAAATGGCAAACGCTCAAACTTTGAGAGCAATCGCAATCGAGGCTTTGAGAGTTGCAAGTTTAGAAGATGCTACTGATGCTCAAAAAGAAACTGCAAAAAGAGCATTAAAAGAATTTAATGATACTAATGATGCGTTAAAAACATCGGTTTTAAATAGAAGAAAATTAATAATGGATAACCGAGTTGCTGAAGTTCAAGAAGAAACTGATGCAAGAAATAAGGCAAATGAAAAAGCAGCAGAGGCACAAAAGAAACATAATGATGAATTATTAGCAAATCAAAAAAAGGCAAATCAGGAACGTATTGATGAGTTTTTAAGATTAAAACGTGCTGAAACTGATGCAGCAAATCAAGCGGCTTTAGATAGAGAAAAAGCAGATACTGCATTCTTTGATAAAGAAATGGAAGCGAGAAAAAACAATGAGCTTTCAAGAATGACAGAGCAGGAAGCGGAGTTGGAAAGAGTACGTTTAAAATATGAAACTGATTTAGCTTATGCTGAACAAAATGGATTAGATGCAAGTGCTTTAAAAGAATCGCAAGAAAATGAAATTAATGAAATTAATTTAAAATATCAAAAACAAGATTATGATAATAAAAAAGCGGGTGCTGATGCAGAAATTAAAATAGAAGAAGAAAAACAAGCGGCAAAAGAGAAAGCATTACAATCATTTTCTTCAGGCCTAAAAACATTGGCAGGTTTAATAGGTGAAAGTACAGCGGCAGGAAAAGCAGCGGCAGTAGCAGCAGCAACAATAGACACAATTCAATCCGGAGTTTCAGCATTTAAAGGAATGGTGGCAGCAGTTCCAGGACCGGTTGGTATTGCTTTGGGAGCAGTTGCAGCAGCAGGAGCATTGGCTTCCGGTTACGCATCCGTTAAAAAGATTTTATCAGTTAAAACTCCAGGCGGCGGAGGAGGCGGAGGAGGTGTAGGAGGCGGAGGTTTTGCACCACCACCACCACCACCACAATTTAATATAGTAGGTCAAAGTTCAACTAACCAATTAAGTCAAACTATTGCAGGACAGCAGAACAGACCTATACAAACTTATGTTGTGGGTAACCAAGTAAGCACACAACAATCTTTAGACAGAAATGCGGTGGCTACTTCAACTTTTGGATAAAAAAAATATATCACTAAAAAAAAAAATCGTTATATAGTTATGAAAACATACGAGCTATTTTTATCGGATGAAGATGTACAAGGGATCGATTGCATTTCGGTAGTTGGATCTCCGGCCATGGAGAGCAAGTTTATTGCTTTGGCAGATGAAAAAAAAGTACAGTTTGCTAAAATCGATAATGAAAAGAAAATCTTATTAGGGGTTGCATTGATTCCCGAAAAAAAGATTTATCGATTTGACGAAAAAACAAAGGAAGAGTACTATGTATATTTTTCTAAAGAAACAATAAAACGTGCCTCTGAATTGTATCTTAAAAAAGGCAATCAAAGTAATGCAAATTTAGAGCATTCTAAATATACTTTGAATGGAACAATCGTAGAGAGTTGGATCGTTGAAGATTTAGAAAAAGATAAGACAGCATTATACGGAATTGATGCTCCTGTTGGCAGTTGGGTTGTGGCTATGAAAATAGAAGATGAAGAGCAATGGCAATTGTGTAAAGATAACGGAAGCGGATTTTCAATAGAAGGTATGTTTGACGAAAAAGTAACATTAACAAAAGTAAATATGGATTTTAAACAAATGAAAGACGATTTGCTAAATGAGTTTAAAACTCTTTTAGGCAAACAAGTTAAATTAGCCGAATGGAAAACCGAAGATGGCAGTTTAACATTGGTAACAGAAACTGAAGTTCCTGAGATTGGAGGCACTATTTCAGTTTTAACTCCTGATGGAAATGTTCCTGCTCCAATTGGAGAGTACATTCTTAACGATGGAACTACTATTTCAGTTGCAGAGGTTGGCATAATTGCAGAGATTTCAGCAAAAGAAGAAGAAGAAGTAGTTGAAGCACCGGTTGAAGAAATGGCTGCTCCTGCATCAGTAAACACAAGTGAGGTTTCAGATTTGAAAAATGCTATTAGTTCAATGCTAATTAAATTCAATGAGAATTTAGAGCAAAGATTTTCAGCAATCGAAACTAAATTATCAGAGCAAGTTAAAGAAAATGAAACTTTAAAAGTTGAATTATCAGAAACTCCTGCGGTAAGCAAAACAAAAGTAGCACCAATACAAGCTACAACAGAAAAACCAAAAACATTAAAAGGGCGATTAGCATTATCATTAACAGAATTAAAAAATAAAAACTAAAAAAAAATGGCAACAACAACAACAGTAAACAGTTCCTATGCAGGAACGGTGGCAGGTGAAATAATAGGAAAAGCTTTTAAAGAAGCAGATACTATTCAAAAAGGTTTGGTAACTATTTTACCAAACATTCCGGTAAAACAAGTAATCCGTAAAATTGACTACGGAAATGGTCGTCAAGATTATTCATGTGGTTTCGCTCCTGCGGGAAGTGTAACACTTGACGAGGTAATTTTAGAGCCAAAGAAAATCAAAAACGAGGCTGAACTTTGTAAAGAAGATTTCAGAAATGTATGGGATACTGCTACAATGGGATTCTCTGCTCATAATGACAATATGCCGGTTGATGAAGAGCAAGCTTTATTAGTAGAAATTTTAGCTGATACAGCTCAAGCAACTGATTCAGATATTTGGATTGGAGAGGCTACAGATGATGGTCACTTTGATGGATTTATTCCATTGTTTTTAGGAGATGCAACTGTAATCGATGTGGCTTCACCTGCAACTATTACTGCTTCAAACGTAGTAGCTGAAATGCAAAAAGCATCAAACGCAGTTCCTGTAGCTTTGAGAAGAAAAGCTGATTTAGTATTCGCTATCTCTGCTGACGTAGCACAAGCTTATAACAATGCTTTAATTACTGCTGGAATCAATAATGGTTTAGGTGGTCAAGGTCAAGAATTGTATTTAGGAATGTACAAATTAGAAATCATCAATGGTTTACCTGCTAATACAATGGTAATTTACCAAAAGAAAAATCTTTATTTTGGAACAGGTCTTTTAAGCGATCACAATGAAGTACGTATCAAAGACATGGATGAAACTGATTTGAGCGGAACAGTACGTTACAAAATGGTTTACACAGCCGGAGTACAATATGTAAGAGGTTCAGAGGTTGTTTTATACACAACTTACACAGTTTAATAAATAACAAGGCGGTTGAAAATACCGCCTTATTCAAATCATTATAATAATGGCAGCGTGTGAATTTATAACAAACGGCAGACTTTTAGAATGCAAAAATTATACAGGTGGTTTAGTTAATGCCTTTTTTGCTCCATTTACAGATATTGGTGCAACGGTAGTTAATTCAGAACTTACAGGTTTAGGATCTTTAGATGAAGTTTTTAAATTTGAATTGAAAAACACAGGGAACACTTATGTTGAAACTGAAACAGCTTCAAGAGATAACGGAACTATTTTTTATGATAGTCAATTAAGTTTAGTACTAACCGGCTTAACTGCTGCTTTAGTAAATCAAGCTAAATTGCTTTCAAGAGATAGAATGTTAATTTTTTTAGAAGATAACAACGGAAGATACCACGCAATCGGATTGAAAAATGGTGCTGATAAAACAACAGGCACAAGAGAATTAGGTGGTGCTTTAGGTGATTTCTACGGACTTAAAATGACTTTACAAGCATTAGAGCCTGAAACTGCTCCAATATTATCAGATGCAGCAATTACTTCTTTACTTGCTTTGGTTTCTGACCAATATGTAAACGATTAAGTTTTTTTTAAAATAAATTTAAAAGTCAGTGTATTAAGTTATGCTGACTTTTTTTTTGTATCAAAATCTTTTTTTTTCGTTATATTAGTATGATAATATTTAGACCATCTGAAGAAACTCAAACGGTAACTATTATACCTCGGTATGAAGCTAATTTAGTTACTTTAAAAATACGTGATGAAAGCAAAGCCACAGAAGAAACTTTTGAGGATTTGTCGACTGTTTATAGTTATGGTTATTTAACTTTTGAATTTGACAAAACAGTAAGCGAAGGAAGCACTTTTGAATTTGAAGTTTACGATAATGAAAATACACTATTTCGAGGCAAAGCATTTGCAACGGATCAAACAGATTTACAAAATTATAAAATCAATCAATAATGGGAGATTTAAGAACAATAAGTTTAAGCGCATTTGATACGCAGATTTTTAATGAGGTAAAGCCAAGCGGTAAAACTTATGTATTAAACGGAAAAAATAATGAGGGTT